TCAAGATGTCTACTTAACGAGTGATGAGGGACATTCATTCTTCCGCACGAAATTTGCTCGACATACAAACTTTTCGCAAGTTCCTAAGTTTATTAAAACTATCAGTTCTAACGATACATCCATAACTATCCCCGTTTTGGGTGATGTCATTAATGGTCTTTGGTTTGAAGCATCGTCGAATACAGCTAATATATCTTCGAACCTCTTTTACAACTCGACCATAGATCTCTTTATAGGTGGTCAAAAAGTTGATTCTCAACACTATGATTATTATAGTGATATCTGGACCAATTACATGGCTGAAACATATAATAAATCCCAAGAACTTAACAATAAAACTTCGACTACAAACCAGACATTCGTGCCACTTCATTTTTTTTTCTGTGATCACAAAGCATTCTTACCTCTCGTTGCCCTTCAAAACCATCAAGTGGAAATCAAGATTAACTTCGATGAAGCGAATATCGCTTCCATTCAAGAACAAGATAAAGAGGCAAAGGTATACGGAAATTATATATATTTGGATAAAGATGAGCGTGAGTCTATGACGAAGCGGGGTATAGACTTCGTAATTACACAAACACAACGTTTGGAATATCCATTAAACACGACTGATGGTTATAATGTAATAGATATAAGTTCGTTTAATCATCCTATAAAGTCCATTTTCTTTGGTTTCAATTCAAAGACGGATGCAATTATTGATGATTATTTTTCATTTTCGGGTGTAGACCTCTATATAAATGGTACATCACTATTTGAAAACTTGTCCCCAGTTTACTTTCACACGATACAAAACTATTATAAGTCTGAATATGGTGTATCAAATTATAACACTGTTGTGAGTGCACCATCAAACACACGATATTATGTATATCATTTCTGTATGAACGCTTCACAATATAATCCATCTGGGTCTTGTAATTTCAGTCGTCTCGATAATGCGAAATTAACAATTCGTTCTGCAAATGTAGCATCTGGACGAAGTGGAGATCCAATAAATATATACGCTGTCAATTACAACGTCTTACGTATAAAAGATGGTTTAGCAGGAATTTTATTCGGAAATTAACTTTACGAAGAGGGAAAACCCCTAAGTAGACTTAACACATTTACGCCCTGATGGAATCAGAGACGGCTAATACAATTACGCCGGCAATGAAAGCCATGATGACATAATTCAATTCAGTTTCTTCGAGACCGATCTGAGGTTCAACCTCTTCGACCTCGGGTTCCTCGACAGCTTTCTGCTGTCGGGCGGGAGGTTCCAAATCCTCCAGCGGACAATACGCTATCATTTATATATATTTAGAGATTAATTTCCGTCTTCTTCTTTCGTCGAGTACGTTTTGTTTTGCTGGCACCACTGACATTCACCTCCTTAACTTCACCCCCCGTGGAGTCTCCTGAGATAGAAATGATATCTGAAATATCGTCGTCCTCGACACTAGGTGCTTGAGCACCCTCACCAATGGTCGTATTCATTGGTGGTGGGGGGGGCATCATGATACCACCCATCAAACTCGAGATGTCTACACCAGGTCCTTGCATCTCATATTCACCATTATTCATGCCACCAACAGGGGCATTATCCGCCGGCCCACCTGTGTTCCTAGTTGTGTTCTGAACCGCTGCCATCATATTCTTCACGAGGTCGGGGTTCTGTTTCATCACATCGTTCATATTAGGCATGACCGACTTGAACATACTATTGGTCAGGTGGAACATCATTGCCGAACCACCCAACATCATGATCAACTTCACCTCAGGGGCGACGCTGACCTTCGAGCGATACTTCACGTACAACTCCTCAAAGACACCATCGTAGTCGTCGACATTCTCCATGACAGATTCGGACCAACCCTCGAGTTGAACCTCGAAAGGATTGTACCGTTTGTTCAAAAACTCTAAACCAGTCACACATGCGACCAACATACGCCTTGAGAATCGAACTGACTGCTCTACATCTATGCTATAGGTGATACGCTTCACCTCCGAACGTAACTCATCTATGTTTGAATATGCTGTGAGTCTCTTGTTCACTGCGAAACCCTTCTTCTCGAGACGTCCAAGCTTATTAATGAGGTCCGACTTCTCCTCGTCAATCGAAGTGTATCCCTTTGAAGGTTGCTCGTCTTGGGGTCCTGGACCATCCATTGGGTCATCATCATATAAAGTTGGATCATTTTCGCCATAATCAATCTCTTCATCCTGCTGAGAATGTACAGGAGCACTTTGTTTATTGGGATTCACAAAAGCATCCATCGCCTCTTGGTGATTTTGATGTTGAGGGGGTGGTTGTCTGTGTACTGGACGGGGAACAGTCTTGGGACGAGGTACTGATATTTCAATCTCATCCATGAGCGCCTGTTCATCAGCATCCAATTTCATCACAGTAGTATTTCCTCGGTCAAGAATGATTTCTTCGTCCATCTACTCTCTATGTAGAAACTAAAAAAAATATCTTTAACGCACTTTAAAAAAATATATACCTATAATAAATGTTCAAGATGAATCAAACCAACCGCAATGCGATCACTTCTATCATTGTCATGATACTTTTGATTGTCGCCCTCGCATTTACCCGTACCGTCAGCACGTACCAACCCAGGCCAATCATGATCAAGGCTGTGAGTGAACAATCCATCTTTGATCTTAAACCCGGTCTCGACTGTACCGCGGGTTCAGGTAAAGAGGATAGCCCCTACTCAGTTGGTCTTACCCCTGGTGGTCTCTGTGGTGCCCAAGAACTTGTTGCTGATCATGCTGGATACGAGATCGAGGATGGAATCGGTGGATCTTTAATCTAAGCTAACTATAAATGGCTCTCATTACTTCACCAACGGAGATGATTCCCAATCTTAACTATGAGTACCATACAATCACAGTCGATACCTTGGGTCAGGATAGCGCCAATACGTTCACGTGCTTTCTCAGTCAACCACTGAAGAATGTTGTTCAGGCTAGACTCCTCGGTGCTCGTATTCATTCCAATGTTGCGACCGAACATTGTTATATATCTATCGAACAACTTGATTCAATTTTTAATGATCGCGCGTCGAACGTCTATGATGGACAAGCTCCCCTCAGTATTCTACGGAATTCATTCGCGAGTCTTGTAAAGGATGAAGATCTCGTTATTAACTATAAAGATGAATACCCAGTTGCAACCCAATATATCGACCCAATTCGTCGTATAGATCGGTTAAATATAAACATCCGAAATCAAGATGGAATCCCCATTGTACCATCAACTCCCGAGAAGGATAACTTTTTAGTTCTCCGTTTCGTGTGCAGAAAACCTAATTTGTAATTTTCTTCCCTTAAAGTAGTATACCATGTCAGCAGGTGTCACGCAATTGATCGCTATCGGAGCCCAGGATGAATATATCACTGGTAATCCCGAAATATCTTTCTTTAGCTCGACGTTTAAACGGCATGCTAATTTTTCACAGTCCATCGAAAAGCAAGTCATCCATGGACCTGTGAAAAACAATTCGATGTCCAGCGTTCAATTCGAACGTTCTGGAGATCTCCTCGGCTATGTCTATTTTACAATTGATGATACCGCCCAAGCCCTCGACGCAGCACGATGGGATACAATTATTGATAAGGTGGAACTCTATATTGGGGGTTCTCTTGTCGACAGCCAAGATGCTATTTTCACTGAGAAAATCGCCATCGATACATTCGCTCAAAATGTTTCCAAGAGTGCGAATGGTACACACCCAGGTGTGAGTGCTCGTTCATATTTTTACCCATTACGTTTTTTCTTTTGTGAAGGACCTCAAAATGCACTACCACTGGTAGCCTTAAACTACCATAATGTCGAGCTTCGCATTCAATGGGCAACCACAGCGTCAAATTACAATGTGGAGTGCTACGCCAACTATTACTATCTCGATAACGAAGAGCGTGGGAACATTGCGTCGAAGAAACACGATCTCTTGATTACCCAAGTTCAGAAAAACATTGCTTCAGGTACAATCGTACAGGATCTCACATTCAACCACCCTGTAAAGTACCTCGCATCCTCAGATACGACAACAGATGGTGCCCTCACATCCCCTATAAATAAGATTAAATTGAATATAAATGGTCTCGATGTGAGTAATTATAAATGGGGAAAACCCCACTTCATCGATGTCATGAGTTATTATCACACAAACTTCGTGACGTCTCCAGATTTTTTCTTGTACTGCTTTTGTCTCTCCACCAGCTCTCTTCAACCTACGGGGACTCTCAATTTCAGTCGCCTCAATTCAGCCAAGATTATGAGTGAGACCTTACCAATTAACGACCCTATATACGCGGTCAACTACAATATCCTCCGTATCGAGAATGGTATGGCTGGACTTTTGTATGCAAATTAAAATGCCTAACTATATTAAATGGTCAAGAACTTGCCGACAGTGGAGAGATCCACGAAAATTCGGTTCGGTAAGAATGTCCCAGACTCTGATGTTCAGGCTGAAAATACCATCATTATTAACGCCAGTAATACATTGGTAACGACACCAAACAGTGGGAGTATCTATATGGCACCCGTTCGTTTCAGGGATGATTTCACAGATACTAACATTGTCCTTATGATGTATAATCGTCAGACAGGTGAACTATCCGAATCAGGTGAAAGTGCTTCAAATCTTGTCGGTGGTCAAACTTTACAAGCTACAACTGAACGCGGTAATGCGACTACAGGTACTGTACAATTTACAAGTGTTAGTACAAGTTTTGTGACAGGTGGAAAGGTGGGTGTCTCGAATCTTTTACCCGGTCATACATTGAGTGTTGGATCAAATGTGTATATAGATGATACAGGTTCGAATGTTCTTGTCATATCGGGTGGTGCTCTTTTGAGTGGTAACTTAACTGTGCAAGGGGGTGTCACATCGATTACAACTGAAAATCTCAAAATTAAGGATGCTATCATCGAATTAGGTCAAAATAATACATCCGAGGATAGGACACTCGACCTAGGTCTTATCATGACACGCCCACAGTCAAATGTGACTATTGGATTTTTGGAAACCTCCAAAGAAATTGTCATGGGTTTCACTGAAAGTAGTGCTGATAGTAATGTCATCACACCTCTCACATCCGAAGATATCAATGTGCACGTATATGGTCGTCTTTACACCGAAGCTAATGTTGGTATTTTGAACACTGACCCAATGCACTCCCTTGATGTCGGTTCAAATTTGTATGTTGATGAGTTTGGTTCCAATATCTTAGTTGTCACCGGTAACACAAGTGTGAGTGGTGATCTCACGGTGGACAATGGTACTATGTATGTGGATGTGGGGAACAAGTCTATCGGACTTGGGACGGTGACTCCATCAGCTAACCTTCACGTTGTTGGGAACGCTTATATAAGTTCTACTACCAACTCTACTACAACAACTACGGGTGCACTCATAGTAGCGGGTGGAATAGGTATTGGTGGAAATGTCACAAGTAGTAATATTTCGGCCGCTTTTGATCAAGATTTAACATCCTATATGGGAAGAGCCGCTATAGGTTTTTCGGGTGAAAGTAATCATGCTTCTTTGGCACACATTGACAATAACACTACAGGAGGTTATGCAATTAAACAAACAGAGGGTGGTACTACACACGTTAATGCCAAGACGGGTCAACATATTCGTTTAAATATAAATAATAATGAAAAAGCCAGACTTACAAATAGTGGTGATTTCTATGTTGACACCGACACACTCTATGTTGATGCAGTGAATGATAGGGTTGGGATTAATACTGCGACACCAAATGCGAATCTTCACGTGAATGGTAATACATATGTAAGTTCTACAACTGATGCCACTACAACCGTAACAGGTGCACTCATTGTTGCGGGTGGTATGGGTATTGCGAAAAAAATTGTTGGACAACATGCTAACTTCGAAGACGTTGAGGCGGATAGTGTTACTATCACTGATAGCACTACATCCACTTCAGTAACCACTGGCGCCCTAAAGGTTGTGGGTGGTATCAGTACCCAAGAAAACTTGAACGTTGAGGGAGGCATCATTAGCGGGGGAAGAATCGGGATACTATCAGGCACTGATGCCTCTTCAAAAACCACTGGTGCCCTAATTGTCACAGGTGGTGTGGGTAT